CCACTGATCTTGTCGATCACGACGGCCGGGTTCGATCATGACACCATCTGCTATCACCTGTATGACTACGGCAAGAAGGTGAAGTCGGGTGAGATTGATGACCCTTCGTTTTATTTCAAATGGTTTGAGCCGTCTGATCCGGGTTGTCACCTTGATGACCGGGACGCTTGGCACGAAGCCAACCCTGCCCTCGGCACGTTCAAGCGTGAAGAGGACATGGAGGCTGCTCGCCTTCAGCAGCATGAGTCAGCATTCCGCCGGTATTATTTGAACCAGTGGACGGAAACGCACAACGCATGGCTTCCCCACGGCGCTTGGGATGGCTTGGCTAAGCCTGAACGCAAACTGGAGCCCGGCGAAAGCATCATCTGCGGCTTCGACGGTGCGTGGCGTGGCGACTCAACTGCCCTTGTGGGCATTTCTACCGAAGACTTCCACGTGCAAGTGCTTGGCCATTGGGAACGCCCTTTGGACGACGAGCATTGGCGTGTGCCAGTTGACGAGGTAGAGCAACAGATTCGTGAAGTCGCTCGTCAGTTCAACGTGCGAGAGATCGTTCTTGACCCCTACCGTTGGGAACGGTCAATCTCCGTGTTGGATGATGAGGGCCTGCCGATGGTGGAGTTCCCCACGAACTCCATTGGTCGTATGGCACCGGCTACGCAGGCGTTCTACGACGCTGTACGTGACCAGAAGGTCTCCCACGATGGTGATCCTGCGCTGTCTCGCCATATGGCCAACTGCGTGCTCAAGGAAGATGCTCGTGGAGCCCGGGTGACGAAAAGCAACAAGTCATCGGAACGCAAAATCGACTTGGCGATTGCCACGATCATTGCATATGCCCGTGCTGTTGCTTTTGTGGAGCCGCAGGTCTTGGTGCCACGGATCATCACGTTCTAGGGAGGAACGATGAACACATTTCTTGTACTTCTTCTAGAAGTTGCTGGATTCATTGCACTCTGTGCAGCGGTTGCTGTTGCGCCGACGTTTATCCAGTTGGCGGTTCTTGGGGTCGTGCTTATCACGCTCGCCCAAAGGGCCAGCAAGTAAGTAAGGATGGACATATATGGCTACAATTTGGAACCGAATTACCGGCAGGGGTGACGCTGAGGAGCGTGCCATCTCGTATCAGAGTGTTTGGGGCTCAGGCTCCGATCTGAACGTGGTGATGAACGGTGGTCTTACTGGCCAGCAGGTCAATGAGAACACTGCTCTCAAGTTGTCGGCGGTCTACGGATGCATCCGCATCATCACCGACAATACGGCGACGCTGCCCGTTGGCGTGTTTGTTCGGCGTGGTGGTACCCGTTTCCCATCGCAGCGTCCAGTCTGGCTAGACACCCCGAACCCTGAAATGACTCGGGTGGACTTTTTCGATCAGGTGTTCATGTCCCTGCTGGTTCATGGCAATGCCTATGTGCTTACCCCACGGGATGCGCTTGGAAACGTTACCGAACTGTGGCCCGTTCACCCCAACAACGTTCAGATTCATCGCAACGAGGACATGAGCCTCACCTACATCGTGTCCAATACCGACGGTAAAGGAAAGATCACGCAGGTCCCGCTCAACAGCGACGAAATCTGCCACATTCCGGGCATCAGGATGCCGGGTAACCTTTATGGGTTGTCTCCGCTTCAGGCGGCAATGGATGTGTTCAGCGTCGGCCTCGCCGCTCAGGAGCAGGCTGGCCGGTTCTATAAGAACGGCAGCACCCCGGGCGGAATCATTACGATCCCGAAGGAAGCCGGTGACATCAGCCAAGAAGCGGTTGATGCACTCAAGGCTTCGTGGAATTCGTACCATCAGGGCACCCAGAAGTCGTCCGGTCTTGCGGTCCTTACCGCAGGGATGACTTACATGCCCATCACGCTGAGCCCTGAACAGGCTCAGTTCTTGCAGACCCGACAGTTCCAGATTCAAGAGATTTGCCGACTTTACGGCGTCCCTTCCCACCTACTAAACGACACATCGAACAGTACGTCGTGGGGTAGCGGTCTGGAAGAGCAGTCCATTGGGTTCGTCCGCTGGACCCTTTCGCCGTGGTTGGAGCGAGTCGAAGCATCCTTGCAGCGCCTCCTTCCCGGGGCTGCCAACGGAGACTTCCTCAAGTTCAATCTTGACGGGCTGATGCGAGGCAACACTACCGCAAGGTATCAAGCCTACTCATCGGCACTACAGAATGGGTGGTTGTCAGTCAATGAAGTGAGAGCAATGGAAGATCGTGCCCCGGTTCAGGGTGGCGACCAGTATCTCCAGCCGCTCAACATGACGACCCTCGGATCAGGAGATACAACCCAATGACAAATATCGAACGTCGAACCATTACTAACACCTTTGAGGTCCGCTCTGAGGGCGATGGCACCACGATTGTCGGCTATGCCGCCGTGTTCAACTCGCTCTCGCAGAACCTTGGTGGATTTGTGGAGCAGGTGAGCCCCGGAGCGTTCAAGAAAACGATCCAAGAGGCTGACGTTCGTGCGCTCTTCAACCATGACCCCAACTTCGTTCTAGGCCGCAACAAGGCCGGGACGCTGCGGATGGCTGAAGATGCTCACGGGCTTCACTACGAAGTTGACCTTCCCAATACGACTCAGGCCCGTGACTTGGCTGAATCAATGGGCCGTGGCGACATTTCCCAGTCGTCTTTCGGATTCAGGGTCATTCGTGACTCTTGGGGCACCACCGAAGAGAACTTCCCCCTCCGTAGTCTGGAAGAAGTCGCTCTCTACGACGTTTCCCCCGTTACCTATCCTGCCTATACCGCCGCATCTAGTGCGCTCCGGTCATTGGCAAAGCAGACCAACACCGACCTTGATGTTCTCGTGGAGGCAGCCTCCGCTGGAGAACTTCGGTCGTACATTCTCAGCACGACGGACTCCGAAGAGGATCTCGTTGTTGCGGAAGCAGCCCTTGAGGTTGTGGAAGCACGCAATGAGCCTAAGGACGAGTCGGCTGGTGCTGCCGCTCAGGCGAAGACGGACGAGCCGGGCTCTGATGCCCACCTGTCCGCTCAGGACGCCCAGCGACGGCTGCGTGAAGCGCAGGCTGGCGAAATGCCCCTGCGTTATCGCTTGTCGGGCCGGTAGCAGCCACCCGATTCCATATCCGGCCCACCAGATTAGGTGGGTACTTTCACTCTAAGGAGAAACAAACATCATGACCAACGATCACGTTGAGGCGCTCTTTACTGAGCGTCGCCACGCCGTTGAGGAGATGCAGGCCCTGCTTGCTGACACCGACGGCCGTGACCTCAGCGGTGAGGAGACCCAGAAGATGGAGCGTCTTGACGCTGCCATTGACGGTCTCGACAGCCGCATCAATTCCATCATCGACCGTGTGGAGCGGGACAAGAAGGCGGACGAGGCTCGTGCCAAGTTCGAGGCCCTTCGTCCGACCGCTGCGCCCGCCGTTGAGACCGCTAGCGGCGACGCCGACACGCTTCGTGCGCTTGCCAAGGGCGAGATCCGTGGTGCGGAGTTCCGTGCCCTCTACGCTGGTGGTGCCGCTGGTGCCTCCGTCGTTCCGACCTCGTTCTACAGCACCCTCGTGGAGTACTTCACGGAGAACTCCGGTATCCTTGCGATGGGTCCCACGGTTCTGAACACCGACAGCGGTGAGAACCTCCAGATCCCGAAGCAGACCACGTACTCCACGGCGTCCCTCGTTTCGGAGACTTCGGCCATTTCGGCGTCGGAGCCTTCGTTCGGTCGGGTCACCCTTGGTGCCTACAAGTTTGCCCACCTCATTCAGGTTTCTTCCGAACTCCTGAGCGACTCGGGCGTTGATATCATCGACTTCCTCGCCCGCCAGTCGGGTGTGGCTCTCGCCAACGGTGCCGGTGCGTACTTCGCCACTGGTTCTGGTTCGGGTCAGCCTGCGGGTATTGCGACCGGCGCTACGTCGGTTGCGGCTGCGGGTTCGGCTGCGATCACGGCCGATGACATCATCGACCTTTACCACTCGCCCGCCACGGCTTACCGTGCCAACGGTGCGTTCCTCATGAAGGACAGCACCCTCAAGGCCGTTCGTAAGTTGAAGGAGGGTGGCTCCAGCGGCCAGTACCTCTGGCAGCCGGGCCTTGCGGCCGGTCAGCCCGACACCCTTCTTGGGCGTCCGGTCTACACCGACCCGAACATTGCGGCCATCGGTACGGGCAACCGTATCGTCGTCTTCGGTGACCCCCGTGCGTTCTTCGTGCGTATTGCCGGTGGCGTGCAGGTGAGCCGTTCGGACGATTACGCCTTCAACACGGACCTCGTGACTTGGCGTTTTGTCCTTCGTGCCGACTCGGCGGTGGTTGACGCCAACGGTCTGTACGTCCTCCGCAACACCTGATCCGTCTAATAACGGATAAAACTGGCTGGGTTTAGTATCTGAATCCCAGTCTTACTAACAGACGCTCTAGACCCCCGGGTTGCCCGCACATGCGACCCGGGGGTCTGGCGTCCACCTCACGTTCTTCGTCGCTCTACGGGCCTTCTAGGGG